TTAGCCTAATTTGCTGTTTAAAAGCTCCACCTGATCCCGGTCTTTATCACACATCCATTTCGAGTAAACCTTATACACCATACTGGCATCAGTATGCCCCATCTGACTGGCGATGAAAGAGGGGATCGCTCCTGCAGACAACAACCAGCACGCGTAAGTATGGCGAGACTGATAAGGCACACGACTGCGTATTCCCGCTTTTTTTAGTCCCTGCTTCCAGCTATAGCCCAGCGCGTTTTTTGAATAATAGGGATTCGGAACGGCAAATTTAATTACGGGACGAAACACAAACCGTACGTGCTGCTGCTCAGTGCTCGCATACGCACGATGGTTAAATGTGATTTCTGTCGTCTGGTCTGCACCGGTCAGATGGAACTGATCTCTTAACGCTTCGAGGGCTGGCTCCAGCAATGTGATCGTGCGTTCTCCGGCGGACGTTTTAGGCGGCCCGAACTGATCATAGTTGTTCAGATTCCGACTGACGTGAATTTTTCCATTGACCAGATCAACATCATCCCATCCAAGTGCGCACAGCTCCCCATGACGAAGACCAGCGTAAAAGGCCAGTTTCCATAAGTTAACAACTGAAGCCGGTAACACCGAAATGAATCGCTCGTATTCTTCCATCGTGAATGGATCCGGTGCTTTCCGCGGCCGTTTCAAAGAAGGAATATCTTCAAAAGGGCTGTTGGTAATAATGTGGCTACGTTTGGCAAATTTCAGCATGGCGCAAAGTGTGCGGATTTGCTCGTTTACCGTAGCCGGTGCACGGCCCGTTTTATTCAGATGTGGCACAACATCATTGCGTACATCCCCCAGCAACAACTCCTTCCGGTATCTCAGAATGTCTATCTGTTGAATATCGGTAATTAGGGTTTCGCTACCAACGATCCGCAGCAGAATCTTGATGATGGAATGCATGTTACGCGCTGATGCGTAGGACATTTCCAGCTCTTTGGTTCCGCTGTATTCATCACAAAGTTCCTGGAAGGTACTAATCCTCAACGTAGTTGAGAATTTTTTTGCTGCCTTAGATCCAGGAAACTGCAGGCCATAATCGAATATCCCCATCTGGATATCACTGGTGATCTTCGCTCTGAGCTGGCCTGCTTTTTTGAGGTTGGCGTTCGTCACCAGCCAGCCTTTAAGCGTTTCCCGGCAACGAACCCCTCGATAAATGAACCATATCCGAATCTTGCCATTGTGAATTTCAACACCAGTTGGCGCCACGTCACTGCTCCTGAACGAAACTGTTTATCTTTGGGAAGTTGTACCAAAGTGTCGCCCGCGGAGAGTTGTTATCTCCTTCAGTCTGGGTTACACGCTTAAAATGAATACCTTCGATCCAGCGATGAGCGCGGTAGCAAGTTATCTGCCGCTTTGAGAGTCCAGTCCTCTCACACAGCTTCGCTTCGACCACCCACTCTTCGTTAAAAATCACCTGTGCCATCTTTCACCTCAGGTAACCGACATCATTATAAAGATGCCGGTTGTTAAACATTGATATTTCAATATCAGGCGATCTGCCCGGGTAATGATCGCAGGCGGCGCATGCCGGTCATCGCCGTGGCTACGTAACTTGCCTTGCGGTTCACCACCTCTACCCACATCTTTACCCCTTCAACTCGTACCGTGTACGTCTCTTTCATCCGGCTGCGCCCGTAATTGCCGTAGCGTTCTGCGTGGGCCGCCAGGGCAATGTCGCAGGCTTTACGCGCCAGCGGTGACTGTGTGCTGCGGTTGATTAATCGCATAATTTCTCTACCGGGAGGGCGAACCCTCCCGCCTCCCTTAGGCCACGTATTCCGGTTTCATATCTGCCAGGGTGATGCTGAACTTATCGTGCAACTCGTCGCCCAGGTGACGTTTTACCGACGCCAGCACGCGTTCAGCTTCTTCGAAGCGCTCGGCACCATCCGGTTCGCCGGGCTGCGGCAGGGAGTTGATCGCCGCCTCGACCCGGTTATATGCATCCACCAGGTGATAACGCTTCACGGCCTTGTTTTTCAGCTCGGTGTACAGGGCCGAACCCAGCGTGTTCTTGGCAGTTTCGATATCGGCCCTAACTGCTTTGGCGTTATCTACGTCCTGGGCGGCCTCGATGCGATCCCGGAACTCATCGGCCATAGCATCAACGTTGGCGGCTGATTCCTGCGCACTATGGGTGGTTGTTACGCTGTCACCTTTGATATCAGCCAGGCTCACACGCTGGGCGGAGGCCGGGTTAATTTCCTTCTCGGTGCGCTGCTCGACTTCATCAGGGGTATAAACGCCGAGTACGACTGCAGGGCAGTACAGGCGCGCCCAGTATTTGAGGGCCAGATATGCGATCTGCTGCTTAGGATTCGAAATCCACAGGGGAGAGTTACGCGTAATCACGCTGGACAGGAATACCGGTTCGCCCCAAGTGATCTCACTCTCACCGCGAATGACAGCCCCCACACGAACAGACAGGCCTTGCTCGTCAACACTGGTCCAGCCGCGTACCATTTCTTTTTTGTCGTACGTACCGCCGCCTTTCGCTGGCTTCTTAACGATCTCCTCGCGACTGCTGGCGCATTTCGACCAGTCACCTTCGTACTCATAGTGAAAGCGGCCAACGATGGCGTTGGAGCTGGAGATCACCGCGTTTACCAGCTGCGCCTCGTAGCCCAGCACGCCGTTGACCAGGTGCGTTTTCTGCGCCACCGCGTACGGGTTCATCCCCCACTGCATAGCCTGCATGATGATGGCCATGCAGTCGGCTGGGTTACCACGAAGATGTTCAGGAACCGTTACGGCTGCCTGGGCCATTAAACCGGCAACGGCCTGCAGCTGGGTTAATGCCTGCACATTGAAGATGGCGTTGCTGGCAGAGATAGTGTTTGGAGCCTGCTGCTCCGCGGTTACGATATTCATGTTTTCCATCATCATTCCCCTTATGCCTGAGTACGCAGCGCTTCAAGGCGGCGCTGGTCGAAGTCGTTCAGTTCGTCGGTGTAGTCTTTGGTGATCGGCGCT